AAAGCTGCGCCGCCGATAGCGTGGGCCTCTCTGTGCCCGCGATTCGATGCGCGTCGGTGGGGATCGCGCCCGCTCGCTTCCACACGTCCACAACGGCGCTGCCGCTTGCGTCCGCAACGATGTCCCATCGGTCGATCGTGCCGTTCATCTGCGCCACAATGAGCCCGACGCTACCAGCCGTGGGCGTGCTGCCGCCGCCGTCAAACGTCACCCCGATCGTGCGACGCTGCGGGACGTTGAGCGCGTCAAGCGCATCGCTCACGGTCGCGCCTGACACCGCGCTTGCGTTCGTCACTTCGTCGCTATCGTAGTCGCCAGCAACAGCCACCACTGCGCCAGTGCGCGCGAACACGCTCGATACCGCGCCAGACGGGGCAGCCTGAAACGTCGGGGCAGCGCCCGCGCCGTTGCTTGTGAGCACGTGCGTCGCCGTGCCAGTGGCGACCGTCGTAGCCTCGCCGGAAGCGTCCCACGTGATCAACTCGCCCGCGGTCCCGTCGGCAATCTTCGCGAGCGTGACCGACTCGTCATCCGGGGTCCCGCCGCCGCCGCCGGGGTTGTCCTCGATGAGGTCAGCGATCAAGTTCAACGCATCGACGGCTGGGGGAGCCGCTTGCTGCCACTGCCCTAAGCGGGTGACGCGCGCAATGGCTTTCCGCAAGGCTGTAAGCGTTGCCGCCACTACATCACCATCCGAATGCGTGAGGGCTCGCCCAAGTCACGCTGAGACGCGCTGGACGTGACTAGCGAAACGGTATCCGCGAGCGACTGCCGCAGTAGCGTCGTGTCGCTGTCTTCCTTCTCTTTGCAGCGAATCGCCGCCGCCGTGATGATGAAGTCCTCCCACAGCAGATCTTCAAGCCGCACCTCGTCGGTGTCGGTCGACAACTCCACGATCGCGGTCCCGCCCGTGTCGAAAAACAGGTTGGCGCTGACGTAGCGGATCGTGACCGTGTGCACGCCGCTAGGTACCGGAGCAAGCCGGATGGTCTGCCCGCGGAGCTGGTAGTAGATGCGCGCGGCGTCGTCCCAGCCCTCGTCAGTCAGCGTGTAACGCCGCATGTCCTCGGTGGTGCCGCGCTGGAAAATGACTTCGTGCTGGCTGTTGCCGCTTACGATCGTGGACATGCCGAGCAGCCGGTAGAAGCTGGACGGGAGCGCGCTGCTGTAGTCGTACTGCCCTGCAACCGTGTTGAACGTGGCCGAAGTCTCGAAGTGACCTTCCCCGTACGCTTGGATCAGCACAGCAAAGAAGCTGCGCGCGGCGTAGTTGATCGCGTGGTTCACCTCGGAATCCGAGACGAACGACGTGCTTTCCATGTCCGCGCGGGCGCGTACCCGCGAGCGCAAGGCCGCAAGCGTACGGGTGATCATCGCTAGTAGTCCTCCCCGTCGTCGCCGCCGTCCGCTTCCTCACCCATGCTGCAAGCCTCATAGAACGAGGTCATTGCAGACTTGAGCGCGTCCGCGTCCTTGGCTTCCACGGCGTCGATCACCGCTTGCGCGGATTCCGACTTGAGGTCCGCCCGCTTCGGAGACTTCGCCGCAGCGCCCCCCTTGCCTTTCGACAAGGAGGGCATGAGCAGCGCGAGAGCGCCCTTAGCCATCAGGTGATCCCCGTGCCGTCAAGCGAGCTGTCACGCTTGAAGATGAAACAGAAGTTCACGCGGTTGTTTGCGTTCGCCGCAACGTCCGTCGCAGCAGCGCCGCTGATGTCCCACACGCGAATTTGCGCGGTGTTCGTCGAGGTCTTGCTGTTGGCGATCGTGCCGATCTGCGCCATCTTGTCGTCCGCGGATGCAAGCTGCAGCGTCGCCGTGGCGCTCACGCATCCGGCAAACCTGTTCTCGAAGGTGAGCGTGTACAAGCCTGCGGACGTGCGAACGACGGTGAAGCCGCGCCCGCGCAGAGTGGTCGGCGCGTTTGCGGAGTCGGGAGCGAATGAACCGGCCACAACTTCGAGGTTGAGCCCGGACATTACGAGTCCTTCTTTGATGTGTTCTGCCATGTGATGTTTCCTTCATGGTGAGAGCCGCAAGGCTGCCAGCCACCATGGCCAGCAGCCCCGCGACTACATCACTAGGTCAGCGACACCCGAGCGTTCCAGCCGGGGGCGTTGCTCCACAGCGCGTGGTAGCTCGCGACGCGGATCTCGAAGCCGTCCGCCGAAGCCTGGCGCGACATCTTCCCGCGCAAGTCCTCGTCAACGATCTGCACGAGGTCGCCGATCGAGTCCATGCACCACGACTCCGGGTCCAGCAAGTACGACACGGCGTTCGGGCAGTACGGATCGGAGATGACATTCAGCATCCCGTTCGGGGTCGCAAGCTGGATCGCCTGAATGCCGATGTCGCCGTTCAGCGCGGGCAACTCTACGACGCGCTTGCGGTTCTCAAGCGAGATCTCCAAGTCGGCCCACTGGATCGGGTTCATGACAGCGAGCCGCGGGTTGCCGCCGTGCTTCTGCACCTGCGCCGAGCCACGGATCAAGCGTTCCACGATGGTCCCGGACTCCGCGACGCGCACGCCGCCGAGACGGGTTGGGCTTTGCGAGCGGTCCACGTTGTAGAACAGCGTGGAAGTCGGAGCCGAAGAGGGCAGCCAGGCGTCAAAGCCCCGCATCTTGAGCCCGAAGTCGCCCACGGGGAAAATGAAGTCGTTGACGGCTGCCGCAGCAATGCCCGCGGTCCAGTTGCCGGTACACGCGACGGTTCCCAGGTCGTAATCAACCGACTGGACTGTCACGGTACCCGTGCGGATTGCGCCGCTGGTTCCGTCCGTGGTGGCAAGGTTGAGGATCATCCCCGCCTCGAAGTTCACGATGTCCGCGATCGTGGCAAGGGTGATCGTGGGCGTGCCCACGCTTGAGCTTGCCGAGATCTGGCCGATCGCGCCGCCACCGTTCTTGAACAGCGAAACCGCGATGTCGGTCTTGATCGCGTCCAAGATGCCGTCCAACTGCGCGTCGAGCAGTTCGATCACCGCACGCTCGTTGCCCTGCGAACCAAGCACCGCGTCACGGTCGATCGTGACCACGCCATAGTTCTTGGTGTGCGTGACGATGAACCGCTCGAAGCCCGCCGTGCCCGCGTTGCTCTGCGCCGTGCTGAACGTCGCGGAACGACCGGCCACGGGACGGGCGATGCGAACGGGGACGCGGCGACCTTCACCGCCAAGGTCCGTCTTCATCGGGAGCAGCGCAAGAGTCGGAGACTCGCGCGCCACCATGTCGGCCACATCCTTCTTTTTGGCGTCGAGGTACTTGAGGACCTTCGCGCCGATTGTGAGAGTCATTGCTGGCATGTCAGAAACCCCATCGCGCGCACTGCGCGCTCAAAGGCTCACCGAAGCGCTTCGTCGATCGCTGATGACTTGTGCGGGTTGCCCCATGGCAATCGAGCCCGTTCACGGTCACCCCGCGACGCGGAAGCCGCAGCAGCGGCCTTGCTTGTGAGTGCCTTCCGCGCAACATGCGCAGGCGGCTGTGGAGCTGTTGCTGGCGCTCCGTCGTATGAGGTTTCTGTGTCGGTTGCTGTGTTCGTTAGTTTGCTGATCAACGCCATGCCCGCGCTGGTCTTCGCCAACCGCGGCAGCATCGCTTGAAGTTCTTTGAGCATGCGCGCTTCCGCACGCTGCGCGAGCACGTCGTACGAGCCCGCAGGCTCGCCCGTGTCGTTGTAGTAGTCCTCGGCTTCTTTGATCGCGTCGAAACCGAACTCGGCCGCGATCGGGAACTTGTCCGCCGCCGCCTTTGTGAAGGCCATCGCCTCGCTGCGCACACGCTCACGGTGCGCGTCCTCGGCCGCCTTCGCGTCAGCCGCCTTGCGGTCCTCTTGCTCCTTGAGCAGCGCCTCAAGCTTCGCGCGGTCGGTGGCCATCTCGCCGCGCACTGCCTCAACCGCGACGTCCGCGGAGGTCATCGGCACGCCATTGGCCTCGCCGCGCGCGATCATCTGCGTGAGCTTCGAGTAGTCGATCCCAAGGTCCTTCATAGCCTTGAGCGGGTCCGCCTTCCACGCTGCGATCTGCGCGTCGCTGCCAGTGGTCCGCGCCTTCAACTCGTCCAGCTCCTTCGCGAGCCGCTTGGCCTCCTGCTGGCTGCGCAGGGCTTCCCGCGTCGCTTCGTGGGCGCGTGGCATGGGCGGCTTTGCGGCGGGCTTCTCAGGGCTTGCAGCGGGCGCCGTCGACGCCTCCGCAGGCTCGGGCGCGGCTTCCGCTTCGGGAGCGGGTGCGCTTGCGGGTTCATCGGGTGTGAAGGCTGCGTCTACGGCTGAACTCATGGCGTGGTCCTCATGCTGCGATCGGTGGTTGCTGTTGCATTGCTGCGTCGGGTGGTACTGCCGCGGCTTGTGTCGCCGCTTGTGCCTGCGTCGCCGATTCCATCAGCGCGCGGGCGTCGTCAAAGTAGGTGTGAAGCGCCTCAAGCACCTCGTCGGGCGCGCCCTCAACCTCGAACCGGCAGATCGCCAGCGAAGTCAGCTTCATCGTCAGCGCCAAGTCTTGGTTCGGGTTCGGCGGGCGGTACTCTTCCTCTTCCGCCATGCGCTCGATTGCCTGTAGGACCACGTTCGTGGGCGCTAGCTCCATCTCAAGGAACGCATCGGTGTCCGGGATCTCGCGCAGGTACAGCCACTGCTCACGCGACAACAGCCCCGCCTGTGCCCACTCGTCGATCGCGGCTTGGCGTCCAGCGCTGCCACGGGGCAAGGCGTTGGCGGCTTGGATCTTGAGCACGTACGCCTCGCTGTCCATGCGCACATCGTCCCAGTCCATCGGCTTGGTCCACTTGCGGTCAGCCGCGACGACTTTCTGCTCAATCCCGGCGTCTTGCATCTCATCGTGCAAGTCGATCAGCGCGTCCGACACGTCGAGGACGAAGGCCTCAAAGTTCCGCAACGGCACAAGCTGCCGCCCGGCCTCGTTGTCCAAGTACACGCGCTGCGCTTCGCCGCTGTTGAGCCCCGCGGGCTTCATGCTGTTGGCGCTCAACTGCGACACGCCCTCTTGCTCGTAAGCCAGCGCAATCGTGCGGTCACGGTGCGCAATCAACTCAGGCGGAACTAGCGTGCCGTCGATCACGATCGGCGGCTGTCCCGTGTACGTGATCACGTCCTGCGGGTCGTTGGTGATGTGGGTCTTGTTGACCTTCGTGCCTTCCATCACCGCGATTCGGCGCGTCGAAAGCTCCATGGCTTTCTGGATCTTCTTGAGCGTCATGTTCAGCTCAAACTGCAAGCCCTGAAGCCGCTCAGCGATGCCTACGCTCCAGAACCCGGTCTGTCGCTTGCGCCAGTGGAAGAACGAGACCGGCAGCCGACGCCGCGTGTACGGGGTTGGCTCGCGCAGGTATCCGCCGCCGCGAGCAGCAACAACGTGCAAACCGTCAACGTCGCCGACCTTGCAGCGCCACGCCTCAATGATTTCGATCGTGTCGTCGTCGCCCTTGAAGCTGCCGAACTCATCGTCAGCAACCGCGTCCGCCTCGTCGATCGCTTCATCTGGCGCGTCAGGGAACAGGTCACGCGCCACGCTGCGCTGTACCTTCGTCACCACGCCCACGGTGCACACGTGCCCATGCCGCGCCTCTGCTGGGTCCACGAGCACGTCCGCGGGATCGATGCGCTCAATCACCGCCCGATCGTCGTCGTCCATGCGCACCACGGCAACGCCCGTGCCGCCGACGCAAGCATCAAGCACCACAGCGGGACACACGGCCGAGTAAAACGCCGAGTAGCTGAAATCGCCCTCGAGCACGCGCTCAACCTGCACGGCGCGGCGCTGCTGCGACCATGAGCCTTTGTCCGTCAGCAACGCGGGCTTCGGGCGCGTCTCGCATACCTGCGCCTGCACGGTGTCGGCCACGCTCTGAACGAGGTTGAAGCGTAGCCGCTGGTCGTTCACGCGCTTGCTGTACAGGTCGCGAAGGTACGCCGATCGCGGGTCGCTGCCATACAGCGCGCAATGAAAGTCAAGCGCGTCAAGCCGCCCCTCGGAGCGCGAGCGCACCGCACGCACCCAAGCGTCCAGCGCATCGGGTCCAGCCGTGTCGGGCTCGTCGTCGCCAATCGCCCACCACCTAGTGTTCACGGGTTCGCGTTTCATACGCTCCCCAGCGCGTCAAGCTTCTGACGGGTCGCGCGCTCGAATGGCGTCTCGGGCTTCACCTCGGGCGCGGCCGTCGGTGCCTCAAGCGGCGCAAGATCAACCGCGAAAGAGCCGAAGCGAAACGAGGTCGCGCCCAACGCGCGCAACTCCCGCACCATCGCCACGGCTTCGGCGGGCGTTAGTCGAACAGGTCCGCCCGATCGCTCGGCGCCCACCCGTCCCACGGCGCCTGCTCGCGTACGAGGTCCAGCGGGCTTTCGGGCAGCGGCGGACGTACCTCCGGCGTCGTCGTGTGAGCCAGGGTCCAGCGCCAGCCGTACAGCATCGCGTCGCACAGGTGGTCCTCGTAAGCGGGATCCGCGACCTCACGCATGGTGAAGCCGCCTGCGGTTGCTAGCTTTTCCTGCTTCCACGGCAAAACAGCCGCTTCGGCTAGAAGTGCGCTGGTGCTGGCGCGCACGAAGAGCACGTTACCCGAAGTCAAGTCGCCGTTCAAGTGCTCTATGTGGGCGCGCTTTTCCTGCTTGTCTGCCGCGATTATCGGGCACCCCGGATAGCGCGTGTTCATCTCCGCGATCATGGCCTTGCCCAAGCCGCCGGAGTCGCCCACGCACACCTCCGGCTGGTAGGTGTCCCAGTACGCCTTGGTGATGTCCGCCACTGCCGACGGGGCAAGCCCTGCGCGCTTCTCGGCCGCGATGACGTACACCTCGCGGCGGCGCTTGGGGGCCACGGGTGGGCGCGGGTTCCACGCGAGCACGCACCACGCGGTTGAATCGGTGACGCCGTAGTCGATGGCGAGCACGTGGCGCCACTGTGCGCGGTCGTAGTCCTCGGGCAGCGCCTCCACGATGTTGGCGGGCTTGACGCGGTACACGAGGTCATCCGGGTTGTGCACCCATTCGGCTAGTTGCTCGCGCACGTAGGTCGGGTGCGTCTCCGTCCATCCGTTTTCCTCGAGTAGCTCGAGCAGGTACTCGTCGGGCTGGGGAAAGTGCGGGTTCTCCCTCACCGTCCAGTGGTACACGTGCCACTTCTTACGCGCCCCCGTGCTGACCTCGAACCACCACCCGCTGCATACGACCCCCGGCGTACCCGTGGCGTACAAGCGCCCGCGCAGGTCGCCCAACGCTGGCTCGATGACGTCGCGGACTAGCGGTTCGATGACGTGGCTGTACGTGGCGGGCTCGTCAAGAATGGCCACGCGCATCTTGAGACCGCGCAGCTTTTCGATCTCCTGGATCTTGTCCGCGCCCACGATGGCGATGTACCCGCCGCGGGCGTTGCGAGCTTCGAGCGTGTCCTCGCGCATCGTCCAATCGAAGCCGTGCGCGCGTTGCAGTTCCTTGAGCTTGCCCCAGATGAGCCGACGCGCGATCTCGCGGGTGCGCGCCACGTACACGCACACCTCGTCAAACCCGCAGCGCTCAAGGTTCGCCGCAAGGATGCTGCCGTTCAGCACCGTCTTTCCCGAGCGGCGTCCGGCACGCACGGCAACGAAGCGCCCCCCGCCGTCCAGCACGCCACGCTGCTGCGCGTGCAAGGCCTCGTGCATCTTGCGGGCGGGCTTGCCGCGCT